AAATAGATTATAAATAGCTATAATTGTTCATAACAAATGTTAAATTATTACTCTAAACAGTAACTTTATAAGAGTATTATACGTTACTGTCTAAACAGTTATGACAGTCTAAGACAGATTAGACAGTTATATACTCCCTTACTTATGTTAATTAGTAAATACGCATAATATGACAAAGAAAATAGTAGATAAAAGTGAAGAGGCTTATAATGGTAAGTATATAAACTTTAGAAATAAGTTACATCAATTAGTACCTGGAGTAGATAGAAAATCTTGTGAAGGATGTGCTTTATATGACATTCCTAATTGTCCAGATTCCATTACTAAGCTATGCAGACAAGGCTTTATTTTAAAGAAAGTAAATATATAACTATGATGGGAACTATAGGATTTTTTATAGGCTATATTATGGGCTTTGTAACAGCCATTATCGTAGCATACGGATGTAAAAACAGAGATGAAGTAGATGAGTAAGATAGAATATCCAAAAGTAGAGATTATAGGGAAGACATTTGAAGTAATACCTAATAAAGGGTTTTGTGATGGTTGTTACTTTCAAAAGAAAGAGACTTGTCCCCCAAGAGCATTAAGACAGTGTGTAGCAGCAGGTAACATACTTAAGCTAGTAGAGAAATGATAGATAGAGATAAGTTAGCTAGAGAAGCTATTGATTTGAATAAATAGATAGCAAAGTTAGAAGTTAGATCTAGAAAATTAACAGATGCTCTTAGATGTAAGGACGATGAAGTAGCTGAGTTATACTTACAAGAAGATATAGAAAGGCACAAACATTTCATTCTAGGTGTAGATGTACTAATGAAAAGGGATTTTAGTAAGTTTTATGTCCTTAAAAAAGGAGGCGGAAGGATGACGGAGTTAGTTGCTACGTTTGATTCTATAAAAGAATTTGAAGATTATCAGGAACAAATGTATGAAAAGTACGTTAATGAAAAGAAGTAAAAGAATATTAAATTATGGAAGATAAAGTACTAGAAACAGTAGTAAACAATATGGAATATATTCCTCTGAAAGATGTCTTAGTTAAACCATTGGAACCGATCATGTTAGAGAAAGAAATAACTGAAGCAGTTGGTACAGGTGAACTTGATATAGATGGTTTCGAGAAGTTTGAGACTAAGACAGAAGTAAAAGAAGTAGAATCAGAGTGGAGATTGGGTATCGTACTTTCCATACCAGATGCGTACAAAGATACTGATATTAATATTGGTGATATAGTAGTATTTGGTAAGAAGTTTGCTAAGGACTTTGACTTGTTTAAGGATAGTCAGTTAGTTAAACCTTACGATATTGTAGCGAAGAAGAAAGTAAAATAACATATTAATGCGTATTAATAGTTGTTGTGGGGCTAGGTCTGCGGATCTAGCCTTTTTGTTTATATATACTTAATAAGTTAACAAATGTTAATATAATAGAACCTTTTAACATTTAAAGCGTATAGGATATTGTAACGACTATTAAAAGTATTATTAAATAATAATTATTATGAAACAGTATAAAGTAATTAAAGAATTTGCATGTGCAAAGAAAGGTGATGTCCTTACTTACAATGAAGATAGTGATTTGTTTGAGTTTGATATCACATCCAATGGTGGGTACAGAACTATGTTCGTAGATGAAGAGACTGCAGATGAGTTTGTAGAGGAAGGCTTTTTGGAAGCATTTGACAACGAACCTGAAATGTCTATAGAAGAAGACAAACTTAACAAGGTATCTGAGATGATTGATGAAATGCTTGATCAATACGAACTAGACAGTAAAACAGTTCAGGATAAGTATGATAAAGGTGAGATACCTACTTGTGTAAAAGTGGAAGCTGACACAGTACATTATAATATCACAAAGGTACTAAACAAAATCAAAGAAGTAATCAATTCATGAATAAACTTGTAAAGGAATGAAATTTATTAATCCTTTTAACTAGCTTTCTGGAATATATAGAATACTTAATAGAGTTAATGGTAATTGTTATATAGGTAGTTCTCTAAACATAGAGAAGAGATATAAACACCATCTATCTACTCTTAGACATAATTCTAGCAGGTGTTCTATATTATAGAAAGCTTTTAATAAGTATGGAGAAGATAATTTTGAATTTCAAGTATTATTGTGTTGCAAACCAGAATACAGACTATACTACGAATAGGAATTAATAAGAGAATTAGATTCATAGTATAATGTATTTACAAATGTATCTGATAGCCCATTACGTCAATTTACCTTTTCAGAAGAAGCTAAACTAAAAATGTCTAGAGCCCATAAAGGAAAAAGATTATCTGAATAGCATAGACGTAACATATCTTTAGCTAATAGAGGAAGAATTTTCTCAGAAGAATCTAGAAGTAAAATTAGAAATTCTAGATAGAATCTAGTCTTTAATAAAGAAACTATTGAGAAAATGAGTAACGCTAAAAAGGGCAAACCTTGGAGTGAAAAACGAAGAGCTGCATATTTAAAAAAGAAATATAATGAACAAATTAGTTAAAACGGTTAAGAAGACAGACCTTTACAGAGAATTCCTCAAATCACTTGATGGTGTACTTTAGCTGACTACTAGGGAGCAGGATTTAATGGTATTACTTATCGAATTAGATGTTAATACTCCTAAGCTCCCTGGTTACAGCAAGAATGTTATTAGCACCGAAAACAGACGTTATCTGAAGACTGCTACTGGCATTACTAGTGATAACCTAAGTAGATATATAGGAAGACTAAGAGATAAAGGTCTGATTGTAAAGGGTAAAGCAGACGATGAATGGACAGTTAATCCTGCATTGATACCCGAAGTGATTGGAGACAGAGTACAAATTACAATCGTACTAAGACTAGATAAAGAATAATATGAATATACAATATATTACAATTAACCCAGGAGCTATCTTACTTCAGAAAGATTATGGTTGGCTGAAGAAGTTCTGGTACAAACTAAGAGGTAAAGAGTTACCTTATAACTACTTTACTCTGTTTGGAGATGAATGTGCCTTAATTAATGTATTTGGCAAGAATTCTGGTAGTGTAGTAGTAGAACCTAAAAAGAGTTATAGTAAGAAAGAGTTGAAGTCTCTACTTACTTTGATTACTACTAATAGTAAAGATAAAGACACTTGGCTAAGCTCATGGGATGCTTGCAGTAGTGATCTTTTTACCCTAATAAACACAGTAAGACCTGGCACATTTGGAGATAAAGAATCTAAGTTGAATGCTCTGCTTGATAGCAGATTCTATAATGTGAAGGAGCTTGCAAATGTCACAAACTGGAACGAATATATATTCTGAGCTGAGTAAAAAGTATAACGTACCTTTGTAGGTAGTTAAAGTTATATGTAATCATCCATTCCTATTTGCTAATAGGAGAATCACAGAATGCGATGAAAGACCTTTGTTATTCACTTACTTAGGTAAAATCAAAATTAAGAAATCATATGGAAAGAAAAATAGTAAGACTAGCGAAGATCCCAAGGACTGAGATAGTTACAGAGCTTATAGAGCATATGGTCTACTATAAGATGTCTTATCCAACAGGCTAGAAAGATCATTGTAGTATATTCTGCAATGATGCTACTAGCGAAATAATAACCCCAGATACTACGTATAAGCTATCAGATGAAGTATATCTATACTTATATTTACTAAGTAATAAAGCTATAGCAAGTATCTACAAAATAGTAAGTGATGATAAAGAAGACTGATATAAAATTATATCCTTATAATGTGTGGACAGGAGTACTGTCAGATAAGGAAGAAGTATTACGTAAGTTTGACTTCTTTACTACAGTAGATAAAATGTTAGCTGATGAACCTATTGAGGTAAATGATCTAGATTTTGATTCTACAGCTGGTATTACTTATGTAGTTAGAGAAAGAAAGACTAGAGATAAAGGTTCTCTTACTCTCTTCAACGAAGAGATAACTACTTATAATTATCACCACCTGTTTAATGTAATAAGTCATGAAGCAGGTCATGCAGCAGATATAATGTGGCAAGGATTAGTAGGTATGAATGCTAAAGATGATTTTGATAGTAATAACAAGAATGAACCTTATATCTACTTACTTGGTCATATAGCTGGTATTATGGGGTCATACGTAATGAACTTTAATAAAGAACAAAATGGAATTAACTAAAGAGATGTCTCTTGCTTTCATTCAGATGGAGATAGAGAATGCTAAGGATGCTCCTGAAGTAATGCAGGAAATGCTTAAAGTAATAGAAGAAAGCATCAAAGATGACAAGATTACCTATGAAGAGTTCACTAATACCCTAGCTCAATACTTCAGTGAAATAGTACCAGAAGGTGCTAATACTTTAGAAGAAAGAGTTAAGTATACAGAGATGATGTGTCAAAAGATGATTGATAAATATGGAAGCAAAGAAAAATGATTTCACTGACAAGAAACTCAGATGGGACTTACTACCACTTAAGGAAATTGAAAAGATCGTCAAAGTTTACACTGCAGGATCTGAAAAATATGGAGAGAATACTTGGCAAAGCCTTCCAAATGGCTATGATAGATACAAAGCCGCCTTATTTAGGCACTTGCTTGAATATGAAAAAGGACATGAAGTGGATGAAGAAACAGGTTGTGAACATTTGTCTCAGGTCGCATGGAATGCGATTGCGATGATGCATTGTGCTCCTAAATGGGAAACTGAGTCTTTTAAAGAGAACCTTACGTTGTGTGCGTTAAATAAGCGTATCGAAGAAAAGATAGATTCTACTAATAAGATACTTGATGAGATGGAGAATCTAGTATCTGATAAAGAGAAAGAACGTAGATCTAAAATGGTCGAAGATAAAAGAGCTAAGAAAATAGAAATAGAAAAGGAAATAGCTGAACTACGTAAGAAACTTGAGTATGAAACCAATAGCGTCTATAAGATAGAAGATGCTTCGATATTCGACGATGAGAGTATTGGATTAAATATAATTAAACAAGGCACTAAACCTAGTACAGGTATTGCTATTAATATACTGGATAGATTTGATATTATCCCTGTTGGGGAAATATATACAACTAGAGGATTCAGTGATATTCATATAGCAGACTTGAGATTCTTAGTAGATCAATTAATAAAAGAATATAATGAACATTACGAAGGACTCCCTAGAACAGGAGATGGATCTGTACAAACAGAAGATTCAGAAGTATCTGAATAATCCTGAATACTGTGATCCTAATTGCTCTCTACGACAAGCTCAAGTTATACTTAACAGATTAAGTAGAGAGTACCATTTTAATTATAAAACAAATAAGATAAGTAATGGAAACAATAATCGGTAATAGCTGTGAATACAAGCTTATTGGAGATACTATGGAAGAGCTTCAATTAAAGAGTGTCAAAGATAATGATATATATGTACGCAGTGTATTCGTAGCAGAATCAGATGGAAGACTCTTACTTGAAGAGGGATTTGTAAATTACAAAAAAGGTAATGTTATAATGGTTCTATCTAAGTATAACAATGATGAAGATAAGTATGTAACTAGACCTGTAGTAATTGATAACTATTACTTAGCTGATGTAATCAAAGACCTTTCTAAATGAAACTATTCGTCGATATTCCTAACTACGAAGGTAAATATAAGATAAATAGAGAAGGCTGTGTAATGTCAGTCGGTAGATTTGTACCAGAATCTGGAAGAGGAGGACGCTATTATAAAGAAAGAATATTAAAACCACATCTCGATAAATATGGATATTATCAGGTAGGTTTATATTCTGATAGTAAAATGAAAGTTATTAAAGTTCATAAACTTGTAGCGTTAACTTTTCTTCCAAATCCACTTCATTTACCAAGCATAAATCATATTGATGAAAACAAGCTTAACAACAGTGTAGATAATCTTGAATGGTGCACTGTAAAGTATAATAACAACTATAATGACCGTCAAAATAAAATAAGTATTAAACGGAAGAAACCAGTAGGTATGTATAATTTAGATGGAGAACTAATTAATACCTTCGATTCTATAAAAGAAGCGGTCAATAATACTGGATTTCAAAAAGGTTATATTATAGCTTGTTGTAAAGGTAAAAAGGAATCATATAAAAAATACAAATGGAAATATGAAACTATTTGATTTAGTGGGAGGTAAAGTTGTAATACACGAGGATGCATTAGCTATACCACCTTTTAGAACCCTCTGGGAGCTTGATAAAGATAAGTCTCACGCTACTAACATACTTAGTTATATAGTGCTTCAAAACAAGTATAATAGCCCTTACGTAAAGACTATTGTAGATAGTGAAGCAAGATCTAAGAGATTAAAGAATCTATTTTTCAAGAATGAGAATTATCCTCTAACAGTAGAGGAAAAGATAGCAGAAGATGAGTTTATATTCTTGCAGAATACAGCTACTCTTACTATGCTAAACAATATGAGACTCAAACTAGACAGTATATCAAAGTACTATAAAGACTCATTGGAAGAAGAACTAGATGAAAGAAAGATTAAAGATCTACTTGCTGGTATGACTAATGTAGGTAAAGTAATTGAGACTATAGAACAACTTGAAGTAATGGTTAAAGCTGAAGAAGCAGTTAAGTCCAAGAGAGTTAAAGGTGATGCTAAGGTTAATCCATTCGAGTTACCATCTATAGGTGTAGGAAGATAACACCAAAATAACCCAATTTTATAACAACAACGTTTTAATAAACAAATTAAGAGATTATGGAAAAAGCAACAAAAATGCCAGATATTATTCTGGATTTGACAGACGAAACTAAAACTATTGAAGAAGCTATTGCAGATTGTGAAGCTGCACGTCAGACAGTGTTACCTTGGCGTAAGCGAATAGTTAAGCGTATCAAAGGCTTGTTTAAACGTTCATAAAGACATCTACGGGGCATGTCTATAAAGAAGCCCTGAATACTGCCCTGTGGTGTAAAGGTAAGCACTGGAATCTCTAAAATTCTAAGTTTCCGTTCGAGTCGGAACAGGGCTACCAATAGCGTAGGTTAGAGATGCGCATTTAAAATAAATATTATGGAAACAAAGATATGTACTAAATGCAAATTAGAAAAACCTATAACTGAATTTAATAATAATAAGTACAAGAGTGACGGTAAACAATCCGAATGTAAAGAATGTCACAAACTACTATGTACTAATTATTATAATAGAAATAAGTAGCATTACCGAGATAATTCTAGAAGAAAAAGAAAGAAAATTTATGATTACTTGAATGATATAAAATCTGTAGGCTGTTACTTATGCAATGAAAAAGATATAGCCTGTCTCGATTTTCATCATTTAAGAGATAAAGAATACACAATAGCTAATTTAGTGAAAAATGAGAACTTTAATAAGATAAAGGAAGAAGTTGCTAAGTGTATTGTATTATGCTCTAATTGTCATAGAAAATTACATCAGACTTCGAACCCTGGTGGGGCTACCAATTAAAATACTTGTCCTTTGAAATTACGATAGCAGAAGGAAACCTATTAGGTAAGTAATTACAGTGAATAGGTAGTCTGAGGTAATAAAGCTCAGGTGGGGAGTACTAAAGAATCCTAGAAATCTCCCTTTTAAACTTTTTCATACGTATAAGAAAGAAGGGGATTCGTTGTGAAACGCGTCCCTTTTTATTTAGAGATTATGAGAGAATATCATGAAGAAACCGTGCCTATAGAAGAAGATTGGAACCCGTGGGACGATAGAGAAAGAGCACTATAAATGGATAGAATATGATGCATGGACAGAATTCTGTAAAAGCTGGGATAGATACATTTGGACAGGAGTATGGGTAGAACCAAAACCAGTAGACTATATAGGAGAATGGATTAAGTCTAATAGACGTCATTTATGGATGTTCAGAAAGAGACAGATACCCATTGTATCTATTAGCTAATTATTGGAGAGATAACTTATTAAGTGAAGACGAATATACATGGTAGATTTTACATAGAAAATAAAGAATAGTGATAAATTCAGATAGCCTGCGCTTACTTTTATGCGTACAGGCTCTTACTGTATATATCCTAAGGGTACTGCTGAATACATGAACTTCTGGACTGAGGAACAGGAGAAATGTATTAATGGTTATACTGCTGATGATGGTGACTTCATTAGTGGCTATAACTATTTTTATTTAAACTATTGCCCTATTAACCGTACTGTAAATAGATTAGTAAATGGTCAAGTAGTATCAGAATAGGTAGTTACATTCCCTGATTTTTGGGATTATGACTACTATTATTTTTCATGTGTAAATGAAGCTAAATTAAAGGGTAAGCACTTATGTGTACTTAAGTCTAGACGTAAAGGTTACTCCTATAAAGGAGCTTCTATGTTATGTCGTAATTACTATTTAATACCTAATTCTAAGTCATATGTATATGCTTCTAATAAGCAATACTTAACAGATGATGGTATCCTTACTAAGGCATGGGATTACTTAGACTTTATAGATGAACATACTGCATGGGGTAAGAAGAGATCAGTAAATACTCAATTACGTAAGCGCGCGGCTATGCTAGTTAAAGATGAGTATGGTAATGAGATTGAAGTAGGTTATAAGTCTGAAATCATTGGCGTTACTTTGAAAGATAATCCTGACGTAGTACGTGGTAAGAAGGCTAACTTAATCTTATTTGAAGAAGCTGGTTCTTTTAAAGAGTTAGGAGCAGCATGGCAGATTGCTAGACCTTCTGTAGAGAATGATGGTGTGGCATTTGCTACTATGATTGCATTTGGTACAGGTGGTGATGAAGACTCTAACTTCTATACTCTTAAAGATATGTTCTACAACCCTAAAGGTTATAACTGTTTAGAGTTAAATAACATATGGGATGAGAATGTAGATGGTACCTATAGTGGGTTCTTTATACCTCAATATGCAAATATTGATATCCGTGATAAGCATGGTAAACGTTTATATATGGATGATGATGGGAATACTATACTTAGTGCAGCTATGCAGTTTGTACTAGGACAACGTAAGGAGGTAATAGATCATGCTACTAGTTCTACTGCAGTAGATAGATATGTTGCAGAGCGTTGTATTACTCCATCTGAAGCATGTTTGGAATTCAATGGTAATATATTCCCTAAGAAAGAATTGCAAGAACAACTTGCTAGAATACGCACTAATAAGAAATTAACAAACCATAAACAAGTAGGTGATTTAGTATGGGAATCTAGTGGTAGTCTTAAATGGATACCAAAGAAGACTGGAGATATTACCCATTTCCCTCTATCTAAGAACAAGAATAAAGACGGATATGAGACCACTCAAGATGCTACTGGAGCTATAGTTATATGGGAACACCCAGTAAAAGATGCACCTGTTGGTTTGTACATACTTGGAGTAGACCCTTATGATCATGACCAATCTGGTACTAATTCATTAGGATCTACTTTTGTATATAAAAGATTTTAGAATTTTGAAAACTACTATGACATCATTGTGGCAGAGTACACAGGACGTCCTCCTACGGCTGAAGAATACTACGAAAACCTTCGTAAGTTAGCTATATACTATAATGGGAGGATCATGTACGAAAATGAGCGTAAAGGATTATTTCCTTATTTTACTGCTAAGCACTGTGATTACTTACTTGCTGATCAACCTGATATTATTTCCGATGTTGTTGGAAACTCCAAAGTACAAAGGAAAAAGGGATGCCACATGAATAAGTAGATCAAACAATGGGGCGAAGGATTGATTAAAGACTGGTTAAATGATGAGAAATCACCAGGTCATAAGAACCTCCATGAGATACTATCAGAACCGCTATTAGAAGAACTTATAGCCTATAATGACACAGGAAACTTTGACCGTGTAATGGCGTTTATGCAGGTTATGATTTATCGAGAACAACTATATAATGTAGTTGTTAAAGAGAAGAAAAAGACAAACAGAGAAAGGTTATTATTCGACGGACCTGTCTTTGCATAGGACTATAGTTATGACGATAACTTTGGTCAAGTCGATGAAGATGTATATACATTCAATTAACATAATATGAAGAGTAAAAATATTGGTTCGTTTCCAGTACAAAAACTGCCTATGTCTAAGAAGACTAAGGCATGGAGAGAAGCCTGTGTTGACTATATAATTGGTAAGTCAGGCTTTAGTAATGGTGGTGGTAGAAACGGACGTACTAGATACGAAGAGATGTAGACGTATTATGATCTATATAATAGTATCTATAATGAGAAGGATCTCTTGTACGTTACTAATCCATTTAAATAGAAGGACGGATTCCCCGCTACTGCACAGGATTACAACATAATTAAGCCTAAGATAGACTTATTATTGGGAGAAGAAACTAAGCGCCCATTCAACTTCAGAGTTGTACGTACTAGTGATAATGCAACTAGTGAAGTACAAGATAGAGCTAAATAGATGTTAGAAGACTATATTATGGCTACTATCATGAGTAAGTTAGGACCAGAAGAACAGTAGAGATATCAAGAAGCATTATAGAATGGAGAGATAATGCAGCCTGAATAGATATAGAAATATATTAGTAAGGACTATAAAGATATTGCTGAAACTACTGCTTATCATAGTCTTAATTACTTAAAGAATAAACTTAATGTTACACATGAATTCTATAAGGGTTGGAAAGATGCTCTAATTGCAGGAGAAGAAGTATACTATGTAGGTATACTTAATGGTGATCCTTACTTAGAGAGAGTTAATCCTTTATACTTTAGTTATGACTAGAGTATAGACTTAGAGTTCATTCATGACTCAGATTGGTGCTGTCGTAAGATGATTATGTCAGCTACAGAAATCTATGACAGATTCTATGATAAGATGTCAGAGAAGGATCTAAATGAGTTACTTTTTATGATTGATGACGTAAGCAGAGGAGGTATAGATCCTGAATTACGTAAAAGCTCTTTAGACTATCCACATTTTAAGATGAAGTCTATTACTGGTGATAATCCATTCAATGCTTCAGATAATATTAATGTATGGCATTGTTGTTGGAAATCATTCAAGAAGATAGGTTTTGTATCGTATATAGACCCAGAAACAGGTACAGTAGATGAACTCCAAGTAGATGAATCTTACAAGGTTACTGGCATGGAGCTGAATGTGGAATGGACCTGGATTATTGAAGTATGGGAAGGCTATAGAATAGGTCAAGAACTATACGTAGGAATACAACCTCTTGAATATCAACACATCTCTGCAGACAATCTTAACTCATAGAAATTACCTTATACTGGAGTAGTATATAACAATACAAATAGTTCTCCTAGATCATTAGTAAGTATGATGAAACCATTACAGTATATGTATATTGTGTTATGGTATAGACTTGAACTTGCAATGGCTAGAGATAAGGGTAAAGTACCAGTGATTGATGTTACTTAGATTCCTAAATCTATGGGTATTGATGTTAATAAGTGGATGCATTACTTAGGTGCTCTAGGTGTAGCGTTCATTAACCCATATGAGGAGGGTTGGGATATACCTGGACGTGAAGGTGGTAAGCCATCATAGTTTAATCAGTTCCAATCATTAGACCTTACTATGGCTAATACTATTGATCAATACATTAACCTAATGGATAAGATTGAGTCAATGGTAGCTGAAATCTCAGGAGTAAGTAAATAGAGAGAAGGTTCAATTGCATCTAATGAACTAGTAGGTAATGTAGAAAGATCTGTAGTACAATCAGCACATATTACTGAGCCTTGGTTCTGGCAACATAATCAAGTAAAGAGAGAAGTTCTTACTATGTTATTAGATACATCTAAAGTAGCTTGGAAAGATAGCAATAAGAGATGCTTACATTATATATTAGATGATGCTACTAGAGCATTCCTTACTCTATCTGATGACTTCTTCTATGAAGACATGGATATCTTTGTAGATGATACTACTAAGAATCAACAGCAAGTAGAAGCTCTTAAACAGCTTATGCAGCCTGCTATGCAGAATGGTGCTAGCTTACTTGATATTGCTGAGATCATTACTATGGATAATATTAGTATGATCAAACAACGTCTTGAGGATATTGAGCAGAAACGTATGGAACAACAGCAAGCCGCTGAGGAAGCTGCAGCACAACGTGAACAGCAATTGATACAGATATAGAATGAAACTAAAGAAGAAGAGTTAATGATCAAGGAAGCTGAAATGGATCTTAAGAAATATGAGATTGATGCTAATAATGCAACTAAGATCACAGTAGCTCAACTTAATGCTTATAGAGGAATTCAAGATATGGATCAGAATGATAATGGTATTCCAGATCCTATGGAGATTGCAGCTCAAGCTCTTGAAGAGAGAAAACAAGCATCTGAAGAAGCAGGTAAACAGTTTGAATTTAATGCTAAGATTCGTGAACAGAACATGAAGAAAGAGATTGAAGATAAAAAGGTTGCCTTAGAGAAAGAGAAGTTAGCTTCACAAGAAAGATTACAAAAACAGAAAGATAAGGCTGCATTAGAAAGAGAGAAATTGAAAGCTAGAACAGCATTAAAGAATAAAGTAGCAGGAGAGAAATAATATGAAGATTATCAGAAATAACATCATACCTTTTAAAGGTTTTAAAGCTATTAACTTATTTGGCATATTATTTGTCAGAGGTAATGCTGAGTTATCAGATGAAGTAATCAATCACGAAAGCATACATACTGCTCAGATGAAAGAGATGTTGTATATACCATTCTATATTTGGTATGGTATAGAGTACTTATGTAAAAGATGGAACTATACAGCTAAAGAAGCTTATAGAGCTATCAGTTTTGAGAGAGAAGCTTACAACAATCAAGATAATCTAAATTACCTAAAAGAGCGTAAGCATTATTCATGGTTTAACTTACTTAATAAGGAGAAATAATTATGGCTTGTGGTGGAAAGAAATCCGGTGGTAAAAAAGGTAAAGGTGGAAAGAAGTAATTGAGAAATTATGGATAGAAAAGCATTTAAACAGAGAATGCAGGAATTGAAGTCTTACCGGGAGCAGAATCCCGGTAAAGGCTATCTTGATTGGAAAGCTAGTAAGTATGCTGAAGGTGGAGAGATACCACCTGAGAGAATAGAGGTAACAGATCCAACTACAGGTAAGAAATGGTCTGAGATGACAGAGGATGAAAAGTTGTCTTGGAGAAATGCTAGAGGGCGTAATCAAATAACTGGTAAACCTATAGCTAGAGGAAATCTTGAAGAGACATATCCTGAATTTGACGTATTAACTGGAATAAGAGGCATTACTAATGGTATAAAGAATATAGGTAAGAAAACTATAATAAAATCTAGTACTTCTTTAAACACGGGTGCAGATCCTACTCTTATGAATCGTAATGCAGCTTGGAATGCTAGAGTAGCTGAGCAAGAGAAATTAGTAAAGAATGTAGCAAATACTAGGTAGTAGTTTAACAGTTAGTTAAACGATACCTTCAATTCTCTTATTGATAGTGAAGATGCATTCAGGAGAGCTGTAAATGCAGATAAACGTTTTGGAACTGCTTATAAGGATACCTATTCTAAGTATTTACGTGACTATAACAATGGTAAGGGTATAAATGCAGTATTTGATGATAATATAGTGGATGGAACAAGAGCTTATGTTAACGTATATGATCCTAATACTATTAATATAAATAAAGCATTATATCCTCGTAAAGGTAAAGAACTAGAACCGGGACTTATTACTCATGAAGTCGGACATAGTGTAGATATAAAATCTGGAGACGGATTGATAAAGAATTTAGGTGATAGGACGAAATTTATTGAAGATGATATTTTATATTAGAGATATCCCAAAACTGGAGAAAGAATAAAAGAATATCTGTGGGACGGAAGTGAAATTAAATCTCATATGAATGAATTCAGAAATTATCTAATGAATAAGGGGAAGTGGTCTCCGAATGAAACTCTTAAAAGTCTTTAGAAGAAACTATATGATCCCAGTGATAATGGGTTATTTGATAATATGAGAATACTGTTTGATACATATAAAAATAAAAAGCAGTTCTTAAAAGATTATAATACTATACCTATAGTAAGTAATAATAATTACAACAATTTAGTATGATATACAATAAAAAGGGGGAAATAGCGGAAACAGCTAAGAATAAATTGTCAATTATACAATCCTATTTTGATAGACTTAAAATGGGAAAGGAATGGTATGATAGCGCTATGGTTGGACTAGAAGATCTTCCGTTTTAGGAATGGCCGGAACCTCCTATAGAAACGTGTGTTACAGATGAAGAACTAAAAGCCTATAGAAAATATATTAAAGGAAGATACTTTTCTGCAAAAGAGAAAGACGTGATTATAGATTACTTACTTGATTGCTTAGTGAATAACGAGGTCTTTGAGTATTCAACATTAGGACCAAATATATACAAAAATGAACATAGCATATCCAATGTATCCGATACCTAGTTATAAGAAAGGTGGGATACATATTAAAAAGAAGAATAGAGGGAAGTTTACTAAGTCAGCTAAGGCTGCAGGACAAAGTGTACAAGCCCATGCACACAGTGTAATGAACAACCCTAAAGCTACTACTCTATAGAAAAAGAGAGCAAATTTTGCTATTCAAGCAAAGAAATGGGCTAAGAAAAGAAAGAAAAAATAAAATCTAATTATATATAATTATGGAAAATAAGAACACACTGAATGGTTTTGAGACTATATTAGATGTCTTTACCCCTAGTGTAGGTGCTGGTAAAACTAATAAAGAAGATATAGACAACAACTTGGAAGACGATCTGGATGTAGCATCTGAGGAACTGACTGATGAGGAATTGGAAGAACTTCGTAAGCCTAAGAAAGAAAAGAAGGTTGAAAAACGTAAACCTGAAGAAGATGAGGAAGAGGATGAAGAAGATGATATTGATGATTCTGAAGAGGAAGAAGAGGAAGAACCTGTAAAGAAGACTAAAAAGGCTAAGAAAGAGGAAGTTGAAGAGGAGGAAGAAGAAACAATCGAAACTGGTGAAGAAGAAGTTATCACTGGATTCTTTGATTCCCTTGCTCAACAGTTAGGTTGGGACGATGTAGAAGATGATGAGAAACCTAAGACTGCAGAGGACCTGATTGACTATTTTAAAGAAGTAATTGAAGAAAACTCTACACCTAAATACTCTAGTGAAGAAGTAGAGAAATTGGATGAATTTGTACGTAATGGAGGCAATCTTAAAGATTATTTTAGTATTGATGCTGATATCGATCTTACTGATATCGAGGTGGAGGATAACGAAATAAACCAGAAGATAGTAGTTAAGGAACTATTGAAGGAAAAAGGTTATTCAGCTAAGTCGATCGAGAAGAAACTTACTAAGTATGAAGAAGCTGGCATCTTGGAAGATGAGGCTATTGATGCTTTAGAGGAGCTTAGAGAGATCAAGGATAAAAAGAAAGAACAGCTATTAGTCAATCAACAGAAGTAGGCTGAAGAGGCTTAGAGACAGCAACAGGAGTTTTTCGAGAACGTTGTAACTGAGATAAAAGGCATGAATAGCATATATGGTGTAGAAGTTCCTGAGAAAGACAAGCGTGCTTTGTTGGAATACATCTTTAAAGCTGATGCGAATGGTGTTACCAGGTATCAGAAGGATTATGCTAAGAGCTTGAAGAATTTAATCACATCTGCTTACTTCACTATGAAAGGCGATAGTCTTATTGATATTGCTAAGAAGAAAGGAAAGAGAGATGCTATAGATACTTTCAAATCTAGTTTGACTAAGAATAAAGGTATCTCTACTAAATCTAAGAAACAGACTGTGAACAGTAATGATGACGGTTCTATTTGGGACGTCTTCACACGACAACTACGTGTCGCATAATAAATAATATTTTACAATAAATTTTTAAAATTACTAGTATTTTATGGAGAATAATATTCTTAATAACCTCCAACTCTACAAAGGTAAATGGTTTTCTGACTTGATTGATACGAATAAGATTTCGTATGCTTCTCAGTAGAATCCGTATCAGGTTGCTTCTGTACTGTCTATCGTATTCGGTATGAAGGATAGCGGTTATAGCACCTCTTTGGATATGTTGACAGGTGGACTTGGTAATGTTATGACAATCGATCAGCCTTCTTTCGAATGGTCTGTAATGATCGATGCTGACAGAGCCGTAACAATTAGAGATGCTAAATGGAATGGCGCTGCTATCACTGCTAACTCTACAGCTGGTTTGGGTAATACACCTATCATGTTGTGGTTGGAAGATAACTGGTTCGGTCCTGGTGCTATTCTTGAATTTGATAACAAGGAATTCCAAGTACGTGTAGCTGGTGCTCCTTACCAAGATGGTAATCTGTGGGTATATACTTGCTTCGTAGCTGATGGTCAGCCGACTTCTTATATTCCTTCTGAATGGCTTGCTGCTGGATGCCAAGTTTCTCGTCTTGCTTCTGCATACGAAGAATATAGTGAAGAGGGTGATATCTTGAACTACAACACTCACTTCAAGATGCGTAACTATCTTACCACTATCCGTATTAACTACGATATCACTGGTTCAGCTTATTCTACAGTAATGGCTATCGCTCTGAAAGATCCCGCAACTGGTAAGACTTCTTATCTGTGGGCTGATTATCAGGAATGGAAAGCTTTGCGTGAATGGTATAAGAGATGTGAACGTATGTTGGTTTACATGAAGACTAATGTTAACAAAGATGGTTCTTGTAACTTGAAGGGTACTAACGGTCGTCCTGTATTCATTGGTGCTGGTTTGCTCGAACAGATCGCTCCGTCTAACAGACGTTACTATACTAAGTTGAGTGGTGAAATGTTGGAAGACTTCTTGTTTGACCTGTCTTACAACTGTTTGGGTACTAACGAACGTAAATTTGTTGCCTTGACTGGTGAAATGGGTATGCGTGAATTTGACCGCATCCTGAAAGAAAAAGTAGCTACCATGAACTTGGTTGACACAGTATTCGTAACTGGTTCTGGTGATAACTTGAAGTTTGGTGGTCAGTTCAAGACTTACTCAATGACTAATGGTATTGAGTTGACATTGAAGTATTTCCCGTTGTATGACGATACGACTTACAACCGTGAACTTCACCCGATCACTCTGAAACCGAAAGAATCATACCGTATGACTTTCTTGGATCTTGGTCGTCGTGATGGCGAAGCTAATATCGTGAAAGTAGTACGTAAAGATCGTGAATTCGTAACTTGGTACACTGGTGGTGCTGTTGCTCCGTCTGGTTATGCTAAGTCTAAAGATACTCTGAGATCTAACGGTAAGGACGGTTATACTGTATTCTTCCTTGGTGAAATGGGAATAATGCTCCGCGATCCCAGAGCTTGCGGAGAATTGATACTCGAATAAAATATTCGACGCGATTGAGCAACTTTTTATATTTCTCTACGTTATAGGGTATATAACTAAAATACCCTATAACAATGGAGAATATATATCAAAGCTTGCAAAGGAATATTTTGTTTCTTTTTCTATTTTAAAAAAGGCTCTTTTAAATGATGAAGAAGGAAAAAAATTATTT